CCGCTTGGCTAAAGCGATGTAAGCATCACTGCTTCTATAAGTAGTAACCTGCACTCCCACAAAAATAGTGGGCGTAGTCGTGTTCGCAACCGAATCGCACGAAAGTGACCAACACCCCTACTTGAGGTGTGGATTTTAAAATAAAGTAAACTACAGCTGGTGAACATTGTAAAAATAGTTGTCCTGCTGGAGAAAAGCTGGCTGTAAATTGTCGCTATCGAGAGTTACACATGGTGGAACCCCCGTGAAGCAACCCAGCTGGTAGTCGTCCCCAGCGCAAACGCCCACACTGGTGGCAGCACCGGGGCCACCTCCAGCGTACATGAGCCACCTGTTAACGGAATTGGACGTGTCCGCGCTATTCGCAGACCACCCAGTGCGCGTGCGGTTGTTTTTACTATAATATGGCAAACGCACCGCGTTAACGGCGTCCGCCTCCACAGAAACAGCCGCAGAACGGGCATCAGAAACCCCTGATTTGGTCCAAAGCATAGTGTTATACCAATTTGTTTTGGTTGTGGAAGAACCGTCAAATTGAGGCATAAGTCTCGCTATAACAGAACCGCGAACCAACGCAAAAGCGGATGAGAACCTGGACAGTATAGAATCCCCAACGTCCGTGGGTACGTTGTAATACCCGGCGTGAGGCACAAAGTTGCAAGGGCTGAAAAAGGAAACGTTGGCCTGCGGAACTCCATTTACATTGGTGTTTTCGGAGCTGACCCAAAGTGGCCTCATGGCCAACTGTTTGATTGAAAGTATGCGTTCACCAGTGGCATAGCGCGTGGCGTCAAAATCCGCGTCGCCGCCCGACTGAGCAACCAAAACTGGTGCTGTGGCGACACTCAAAGGCAAAAGTTGCGATGTGATGGGCTGGCTAAATTCTAACCCGCAAGTGCCTAAAACCTCAACCAGCATAGTGGCGTTCGGCGGGACATTGTCGGGTCCGTAAAGCGGGTCGATTATGGCAACGAAAACGCTACCGGTGTTGGGAACACCAAACGCGCCATTACGGACCACAGACATCCCAACGTCGCACCACGCTGAGGGGTATGTAAATGGTACTACGAAATCGTACTCCGTAGTGTTGCGTAGATCTATGACCACGCTCTGATAGTTGTACCGTGAAAGTAAATCTGGGGCTTGAGAAAAGCCCCCTGCGGTGACACCGTCACTGACGTCCTCCCCGGGCACATAACCAATAAGCACCTTGCCAGCGTGAAATTTAGTCGTGCTAAATTTAAACCTGAAAATGATGTCCCCCCTCCACCGGTCGAAGAAGGAGGCGAAAAAAGCCATTGGTGAAGGTATGTAACCAGCCTTATTTGTACCGGCGGCGCTACCAGTACCCAATCCCATGCAAGACAGCTGAGCAAAACCACTGTTGCCGTACTGGTAAACAAAATTGCTCATGCTCACTGGACACGTCCACTTAATCTGGTTGCGCAGATCATTCGCACCCAAATTTGTTGTGGCGATGAGGCCGGGCTTGCAGGTGAGATAGCACAGTGACATCTCATCAAAATCATTCCCAGCAAAGCCAGGCAAACAAGCCACTTCGTTGTTCGCATAATAGCTCATTGGATTGGCGAAATCTGCGTCCGCGCAAGTGTTAAGTCCGCGGCCCCAACTTTTAAACATAATGCCAGAATAAGACCCGTCGTTGGGCTTTGACCACCCAAAATGGGCTGCTATTTTTGTGGCCGCATCAAATGCCCAAGAGACGGGTAGCGCGATTGATGTGAGCGACGGAATGGACGCAGCGTAAGAAGAAATCTTGGCTGCGTAGCGAAACCAAGTGGACACTTTACCATGGTCGGCCTCGGGCCCAGAGCCAGCTTGGGGAGTGACTGCAACAGTTGCGCAAGATTTGGATACGAGCTCAACGTCCTCAAACCACTGATAAATGCTGTATGTGGGGGTAGAGACGGTAGTAGTGTCCCACAGCACTGGCGCATAAGGCCAAAGCACAAGCTTAAAAGCTGGCTGCGCATTTGTATAATTGCCGTTCACGAAAAACCAATAGTCACGGTCGCTGACGAACGGAACCTTAACCTCAAGAGCAGAGGCTGATCGTAAGTTGACTTCCGCGCCCGGAAGTTGAGCTGAAATCGGTCTGAAGCTTCCTTTGGAATACGGTGCGTTGGGAGACATGTACTCGTAAGCCAATCTAACTATCCCTTGCGCCTGCGGCGCCGCCGAGATTTCCACTCTATAGCAAACCGTGGCTCTAAACCCAAGAGCGCCAGTGATATTGGGCATGGCGGCCGCAAATTGGGTTGGGTAAAAAAGGGTACTAATTAAGGAACCAAAACTGCCGTTCACGAAAGCGCCAGAAGATATCAAAACTGGGCGCGACAGGAACGCAGAAACGTCGGTTGGTGCAGAAGGTGAATAAAACGGCGGTTGTTTGTATGTGGTGACCTCCAATGCAGGCCCTGGAGCCACGACGTGAGTAACGCCGTGAGTCTTGTCGGCCATTGGCATAGCAATGCCGTCGTTTGTGGGGGCGTGTTCGTTTTGGTCTACTACATTTTCGATTTTAGATTTTTGTGTGTTCTCCATGATGTGTTAATTGTTAACTTGATAATGTGGTGATGAAACGTGTGCGATTGTAGACGCCCGGATTCGCTGTCCGGGCCATTCAAGGATAACCATTAATGTGCACGCCAAGCTGCTCGTAAGGTACGCCTTCAAACGTACCCCAATGACTGTAATAATCCCCGTTGGGTAGTCATGTATTGGGAGGCAAACCAAAGGCGGCGCCAGAGCCTGGCTCGCTTTGATGGCTGCGCCTTTCTGGCGTACTAGGGTTAGACGACATAGAACCGGAACGCACGGTGCCGCCGGTCGATCTTAGAAGTTTTCTGATTTCGCCCAAATGCTTTTGAAAAGCGTAAAGGCTAACTGTGTTGGTGGTGTTGTATTGGTTTTCATCCATCCTCAAGAAAGTCATAATCTTGTCGACAATGTTGTCGTCAAGGGATAAATGACCATCGTCGTCCTGCGCCAACACAAAGAGCTGGTAAGCCCGTTGTCGGTTGAGAAGAATTGAGATGTCTTGCTTTAAGGCATAGTTGTAAAAAGTTCGAAGCATTTCTGTGTTAAATTGATTATCCATGTTGTTGTAAATTTGATGAAGTTGTTATATAAATGGCTTAGCGTTTGCGATTTGACGCCCATCCGCTCTCGCAAAACGGTGGGAAAGCGCACGTTGCGCTGGGTGATGTTATTGGGCTCGTAAGGAACGATGCGTGCTTGCGGCTCTATGTGCGCCGACTGTGGCTCAAGCTGAGGCTGCGTCATGTCACGGTCCTCTTCGGGCGTCCAAATGGGCACGTGGCCCTTGTGAACGCGACGCCAGTGGTTGTACGCAGCCCGCTCGTCTAACTGAAGCTCGGCCATGCGAACACGAACCTGTTCTGCAATCCTTTTGACTCCGTTGTAATATTTCACGAAAACGCCGAAATCATGCGCGGCAGCCTCCATGAGGCTTGCTCTAGCAATGGCTTCGGTGTGCTCTTGCACGGTCGTACTCTTCTTTTTCCAATTAAACATGTCATTGATGCTGCTTTCTAACAATGGCATCCAAACGTAGCCACTCTCATCGACCCGAAATTTTCTGCACAAGAACGTGGTGTCCCTAAGTGGCTTTGTGGGCGCTCCCCCGTAATTGCCGTCCTCATCGGTCATAGTAAGGCCTAAATGCGTTACGGTGTCTTGTAGGAATGTTAAGTCAAACCCTTTGGCTGCATGACTCACAGAGCAAATGAAGTCGTCCCCATAATAAACAGCGGCCACAAACTGTTTGAAGTCGTAAATGGCCCTGAGGCCGGCGTATTTGACCCAACAATACCTCAAAACGACCGCGTTGTACATGCTGTTAAGAAGGCTGGTCATCCAGTGACCTGAAGGCAAAGTGCCGTCGACTTCATAAACGACGTCGGAACTGTAACAATTGCCGCCCAAATGCCTGGCTTGTATGGTGTCTCTACCCAAGCCCTCCAACACTTCTCTATCGCAGCCTCTCGTGGCCAAAAAATCTGTGATTCTGCTCCATATCATGCTCATGACCGTTGGGTGTTGTGATTTGTCAAAAGCCTTGTAGTCCCCTGCGGTGGCGTCCTCATTCTTGTTCATGGAAGCGAGTCTATCGTGTAGTTGTGCCGCTTCCAAGCTGTATGGATTTAAACCGGGCATCATACCATGGTCGTGCCTGGTTTGCATGATGGCTGAAGTGTACCGTAAAGTCTGAGTTCTGCCGACCACTGCCATCTCAACAGGGCAGCCTGAAATCATCCTGGTTGAACACGTGCTCACTTTTTCTATGGACCTGGGTTCGTCCTTCAGGCTATCCCTGAAAATGGCGCCCTTGCCTCCCTCCCTGTACTTGCTAATGAGGTCGTTGGCTGACGCAACTAATTCTTGCCAAGCGGGGCCCTGAACATAAGGGCCCTCCTCACCAAGCATCTTTCGTTTATCCTTGTACTTAAGTATGAATGGGTACCCTGGCGATTTACCGCGAGCAAGGCCTTTGCCATAAGGCGTGTCCTCAAGGCCTGCGGCGGCCTCCCACAAACTGACCGGTCCCAACTCATAGTCCTTTATGCTAAGGTGAAGCTCCGACATAACAGCGTCGACACAGGGTTCAATCTCGCACGGGATGTCTCCCCATTCCCTCTTGTAGCCCTCAACGGCCTTCAGCATGGGGTCAACGCCGTCCTTGGGGCGTTTGGATGACGGAGCGGTTTCAACTTCGCCAAACAGCCCTGCGTACGGTGTGGCTTCAAGTCTTGTGTCGCCGCCGTTGTGAACAGGTTTTGCAAGCCTCTCAATAACCTTATGCCCTTGAAAAGTGTCCAAAGATTGTGCAACACAGTTATGCGGCCTAAACACTGTAAACCGTCCAGCGTAATAATGTTCATCTATTGTGCCTGCGGTGTGCATGCCGTAGACCCTCCTGCCATATTTGCCCGTAGCGCCCATGATTACAGCGCCACAGTCACCGCGTTCCAACCGCGTGGTGTGTGAGTATATCCGTCGGAACCGCGTGGGCCCACCAGTGTAATCAGGATACTCGCATTGGGTTGGCTGGTGAGTAGTTTCTGACCTCACAATTTTGTCCGGGAAAACAATCAATAACCTCTTTTCGCTGGGATGACTGCTTACATGCGAACCCACCAGACTTCTACACTGCGTTTTAACGTGGAAAAACACCTGATCAGTTGTCTCATCTTCAGACTTGACCTTAATTGGTGAGATGTGAACCCCGCTACCACCCACCGCCGTCAGCGTGACGCCGCTCTTGTCGGCCTGTCTCTTAAAGTGCA